CTCGGGGTTCAGCAATTACGCCGAGAACGTTGAGCACCTGCCGGGCGGGCGCGACTATTACGTCAGCGCCGCCAAGAACAAGTCCGAGGCGTGGATCAAGCAGTTCATCGAGGCCGAGTGGGGGTTCTCGGTTGCCGGCAAGCCGGTGGTGCAGAGCTTCAATCACCGGGTGCACTTGTCCAAGGCACCGTTGCGGTTCGATCCCAACCTGCCGCTGGTGGGTGGGTTCGACCCGGGGCTCGGCGGGGCGGCGATGATTTTCGGCCAGGAGGACCTGGAGGGGCGGCTGCACACGCTGGGCGAGATCGTCACGTCCGGGGTGGGTGCTTCGCGGTTTATCACCGAGCGGCTCAAGCCTTACCTGTCGCGGGCGTTTCCGGAGTTGCGCGAGGGCGGTTTCATCATCGCGCCGGACCCGGCGGCCAACAACCGCAACGCCAACGACGAGAACACCATCGTGGCGGTCATGAAGCGGCACTTCCCGGTGTCGATCGAGACCAACAACCGGCTGCCGTTGCGGCTCGACGCGATCGACCATTTCTGCACGCACAGCCCGTACGGGCTCCCGGGGCTGCTGATCGACGAGCGCAGCTGTCCCATTCTGGTGCGGGCGCTCAAGGGGGGCTGGCGGTACGCGCTGGACAACAAAGAGAACCTGCGCGGCGGTGCCGATGCCAAGCCGGAAAAAAATGCGTACAGCCATCCCGGCGATAGTTTTGGGTATTTGTGTCGCTATTTCCACCGGAGAGGCGAAAAAGCTGCTCGCTACGGGGGGCGTGGAGCAAAACCGTTCACTCCGCCGCGCAAGTCTGGTAGCAGTTACCACTTCACATAATACTGGGGACCGCGGGGGCACATGGCGACGGGCAACACACAGCTGGGCAACCAGTACAACGGGTCGGTTCCGGCCACGGGCGCGGGCGTGCTGCCCGGCGAGACCCCGCAGTCCGAGGCGGTCACGGTGGACGACCCGGCGGCTCCGGTGCGCAAGATCGATGCGACGGCGGTGCGCAACCTGGGCGCGCGGTTCAAGAGCCTGTTCGACCGCTATGCCAGCGAGCGGCTGCCGGCCGAGGAGAAGTTCCTCAAGAACCTGCGCCAGTACCTCGGGGTGTACGATCCCGACATCGATACACGGCTGCCGCTCAATCGGTCGCGCGCGTATCCGCGGCTGACGCGGGTCAAGTGCATCGCGATGCTGTCGCGGCTCATGAACCTGATGTTCCCGGGCAACGAGGACAACTGGGAGCTGAACGCTTCGCCGTCGCCCGAGATGTCGCCCGAGATGGTCGCGCAGGCGGTGCAGGAACGGATCGCCCAGCTTCAGGCCAGCGGCGAGCAGGTGCAGCTCACCCAGGAGCTGGTGGACGAGGCGGTCGGCGAGCTGGCGGTCAAGATGGCGGACAAGCTCACGAAGCTGATCAAGGACCAGCTGGTCGAGCTGGGTGGGGATCAGACATTCGACTGGATCGCGCTCAACCGCAAGGTGGTCGACAGCGGGATCAAGTACGGGCTCGGCGTGCTCGAGGGGCCTTACGTGCGCAAGGTGCAGACCTCGGGCTGGGTGCTTCAGGCGCAGGAGACGCAGAACCCCGACGGGTCGATCAGCCCGGGCGGGTTCCAGCCGGTGCAGCGCGATGTGTACAAGCCGCAGTACGATTTCCTGTCGGTGTGGGATTTCTACCCGGACATGACCGCCCGCTCGTTGCCGGGCGAGGGATATTTCGTGCGCAAGATACTGGGTCGGTCGGCGCTGCGGCGGCTGGCGGATCGGCCGGATTTCTTCGATCGCATGGTGCGCGAGGTGCTCGTGCAGATGCCCAACGGCAACTACAAGGCCAGGAGCTGGGAGACCCAGCTGAAAACCATCGGCCTGTCGGTGCATGCGGACAGCCAGACATCTCAGGCGTCGGGGCGCGAGAAGTACGAGGTGATCATCTGGAAGGGTCCGGTCAGCGCCAGGGCGCTTCAGGAGGCAGGTGTCGACGTGCCTGAGAAGGCTATGGCGGACGAGGTCGAGGCCGAGCTGTGGATGGTCGACAACTGGGTCATCAAGGCCGAGGTCAACGCCTGGAGCAAGCTGGGCATCAAGATGCGCCAGGTGCACACGTTCGTGTTCGATGAGGACGACACCAGCCCGATCGGGCAGGGGCTTCCGGCGATCGTGCGCGACAGCCAGTTGTCGATCTGCGCGGCCACGCGCATGACGCTGGACAATGCGTCGGTGACTTGCGGGCCCAACCTCGAGGTCAACACCGCGCTCTTGCTACCCACACAGGACTACACCTCGGTCGAGGCGTACAAGATGTGGTATCGGGACGACGACGGGCCGTCGGCGCAGTTTCCGGCGGTGCGGCCGGTGCAGGTCGAGGGTCATCTGGGCGAGCTGCAGAGCCTGGTGAAAATGTTCCTCGACTTCGCCGAGCTGGAGACGTTCATCGGGCCGGGCACAGGCGGGGACATGCAGCGCATGCCGTCCGAACCGATGCGCACGGCAGCGGGGGCATCCATGCTGCGGGGCGATGCGGCGCTGCCGTTCAAGGACATCGTGCGCAACTTCGACACGTTCACCCAGTCGGTGATCTGGTCGATGGTGCAGTTCAACAAGAAGTTCAACCCGGACGAGGCGCCCGAGGGCGACTACGACGTGATCCCCCGCGGGGCGACCAGCCTGATCGCCAAGGAAGTCCGGGGGATGCAGATCGACATGCTCTCGCAAACGATGACGCCCGAGGAGCGCGATCACGTGAATGAGCGCAAATTCGTCGAGGCCAAGTTCGCAGCTCGCGACCTGCAGGGCATGCTGGTGTCCGAGGCCGAGGCCGACCGGCGCAAATCGCAGCGTGCGCAGCAGGCTCAGGAAGCCAAGGAACAGCAGGATCGTGTGGTCGACGCCCAGATCAGGGATACGCTGGCGGGCGCGTACAAGAACATCTCGCAGGGCCAGAAGAACAAGAGCGCAGCCGACGCCACGAGCGTCAAGGCGGCGCTCGATATGATCGCAGCTGGAGAAGAACCGGATGAAACCGAAGGAACAAGCAGCGGAGCTGGCGGGTCGAATACGCGCGGCGGCAAGACAGGGTGAGCCGATAGCTCGAGCGGTTATCTCTCTGGTGAAGCATTACGAGGATGAGGCTAAAGCCAGTCTTGTCGCGGTGGATGGAGATGATATGCTGCGTGCACAAGGTGCGGCACGACAGCTTCAGAGGATATACCGGGAGTTGACAGTCGAGCCGCCAACGATCCGAAAGTCAGGAGCAATTGAATGACCCGCAAGCACAATTTTCTCGCCGGAGTACGGATGACCGCTACGGAGCGCGCGGTGGGGCGCTTCCTGCGCGCACCTGACGGTCACCCCGATCCGGCTCCAGCGTCCGCTCCTGCCGAGGGCGGCGATCAGGGGATCAAGCCCGATGACAGCTCCGCTTTCGACGCCGCCTTCGCAGAGCACGCTTCCGAGCCGACTGGTGCGGATGGCGCGCCTGAAGGCGGCGATCCTGCGGCTCCGGCTGCGGCTGGCGATCCTGCGGCTCCGGCTGAAGGTGAAGGCGTTGGTGGACTTGCTCCTGCGGAGGGTGCAGCCGCACCCAAGGAAGGGGAAGCCCCGCCTGCTGCGGGTGGTACGCCTCCTGCGGCTCCGGAGGGAGCGCCTGCGGCGGCTGAACCGGGTGCGTCGCCCGACGACATCCTTGCCCGACTGGCCGGGCTGATCAACAAGGCGCCTGAGGCGCCGGCTGCACCCGCTGCAGCGCAACCTGCGGCAGCGCCGGAACCGGCCGCACCGCAGCTCTACACCCAGGACGAGCTGACAACGCTGTCGGAGTACGAGAAGAACTGGCCGGACGTTGCCAAGGCCGAGGAACTCAAGCGCCGGGCCGAATACCACGACATCATCAAGTTCGTGTTCGAGAACATGACCCAGTACGTGGGGCCGATTGCCGAGCAGGTGCGGGCCATGGGCAACACCCTGCACATCGGCGAACTCAAGGCCGCGGTGCCGGACTATTCCGAGAACCTCGAGGCCGATGTGGCAGCGTGGGTGGACACACAACCTGCCTACTTGCAAGGCGCGTACAAGCAGGTTATGCAGGGCGGGACATCGGAGGAGGTTGCTGACCTCATCGGACGTTACAGGACGGCCACCGGATCGGCCCCTGCAGCACAAGCACCCGCAGCTCCGGCTGCTGGGGCACCTGCAGCTTCTCCGGTTCCGGCGGCCGCTCCGAAAACTGAGCTGTCTAGCGCTGCCAAACAAGCGGCAGAGTCGTTGGCCCCAGTCAGTGGTGATCGCAGCGTGGTTCCCCAGGGTGAAGACAAGGGGGATTATGATACCGCGTTTGCGAGACACGTCACGGCTCTGATGGCTGACGTTTAAGGGCCAACACGCTAGGGGGCAAATATGGTTACGTATGGGGATATTTCGCCGGCAATCGCAGCTTACGCGGTTGTTCGCATGCTCAAGCGCGCGCTTCCGCTGCTTGTGTTCGAGAAGTTCGGTCAGGTCTATCCGCTGCCGACCAACTCGACGCAGACGGCCAAGTTCCGGCGCTACTTCCTGTCTGGTGCGACCGGCTCCGCGGGTAACGGCACGGGTGATTTCTACACCCCGCTGGCGACCACGCCGCTGGTTGAAGGTGTGACGCCGGAAGGCCGTCAGCTGTCCAACCAGGACTACACGGTCACCCTGCAGCAGTACGGCGACTACATCACGATCACCGATGTGATCCAGGACACGCACACGGACAATGTGCTGGCCGAAGCGACCGACATCCTCGGCGAAAACGCTGCGGAAACGGTCGAGACGCTCCGGTACAACGTCCTCAAGGCGGGGACCAACGTGTTCTACGCCGGGCAGGTGGCTGGTCGTGTCAACGTGGCGTCGACCATCACGCGTGATGATCAGCGTCGTGTCACCACGGCCCTGAACCGGCAGAACGCCAAAAAGATCACCTCGATCGTGGCGTCCCGTCCGGACTTCAACACCAAGTCGGTCGAAGCGGCTTATGTCGCGGTGTGCCATTCGGACCTCGAGACGGACATCCGCAACATGACCGGCTTCAAGCCGGTGGCGGACTACGGCCCGCACACCACGCCCTGGGAAGGCGAGATCGGCTCGGTCGAGCAGGTGCGGTACATCGCGACGACGATTGCCAAGCCGTTCGCCAACGCGGGTGCGGCTGTCGGTTCGACCGGGCTGCGGTCGACCGGCGGGACGAATATCGACGTCTACCCGGTCCTGTTCTTCGCACGCGATGCCTTCGGGATCGTGCCGCTGAAGGGCAAGTCCTCGATGACGCCGATGGTGGTCAACCCGAAACCGGCTCCGGGCGACCCGCTCGCGCAGCGCGGCACCGTGGGCTGGAAGCTCTGGACCGCGACTGTGATCCTGCAGGAAGCGTTCATGGTCCGGCTCGAGGTCGGCGCGACCGAGTAACAGCGACGGAGTGAGGGGGTTCGCCCCCTCGCTTTGGTTCCAGCTTTTCAGGGAGTTCCACAATGGCTACCGATAATGCAACTTCTCAGGCGCAGGGCGTCGTCAACCTCGCTACCGGCTCGTTCACGGGCGCTGGCGAGGCGGTGCAGGTGGTTACCGGCTTCAAGCCGCGCTGCGTGCGTCTGATCAACCAGACCGACCGCATCCAGCACATCTGGCAGGAAGGTATGGCGGCGACGCACACGCTGAACATCGCAGCTGCCGGCACGGCGACCGACAACTCCAGTTCGCACATCGTGCCGCATGGGGGTCCCGAAGCGGACTTCCGCGGTTTCCTGGTGGCAGCCGGTGCGGCGGTCAACGGCAAGGACTACGTCTGGTCGGCCTGGGGCTGATCAAACGGGGGGCAGGGGGCTGGGTGGAGCTGTAACAGGCTCCACCCATTGCCCGAACAGGAGATACGACAATGGCACGCAAGCAGCTCGATAAGACGCTCAACTCGGATATGGGCGAGCAGATCGCCAACATTGACGAGATGCTCGAGGAGCTGTTCAATGCTCCGGGCGCCCCGGGAGCGGATTTTTCGGACCTGGAGATCACGACCGCGAATGCCTCGGATGGCACTACGGCAGCGGCGTTGGCAAATGAGTGCAAGGTCAAGTTCAACAGTCTGGTTGCACGCCTTAGCGGCGACTGATCAGCATGCCAGGAGCGGTCTGCATGAGTTACAACT